GAAGCCGTACACGGCATGGGAAATCCGCCCGTCCACGGACGGGCCGGACGACCAGCCAGCGGCGATCGCATCAGCACGCGCCTCATAAGCCAGAGCCGCGCCCACGACCGAGTCGATCTTCCGGTCAGACCGGGCGTGCTCCTTCCGCACCAGCCGGTGGATGCCCTTCTGCCGCACGTACGCGTTACCGAAGTGCTCCACCACCACCGGGTCACCGGAATGCCACAGCTGCCCGTTCATCAGGTCCGTGCGCAACCGGTCCAGTGCCGCACCCATCGCCACGTCCCGGGAAGTAGCCCACGAGAACACCCGCTCCGGGTACTCCTCCGCCAGCTGCTCCACGTCCGACCGCCACTCGTGCGGGTCCGCGTACAGGCGGGTCACGTTGTACCGCTCGAACGCCTCCCGGATCCGCGCCAGAACGTCCCCGCGGGGGACTTCCCACCAGGCGCCGGCCGGGCCCGACGGCTTCGACCAGATCCCCACCGGGAACACGAACCCATCCGACATGCGCGAGCCGAGCAGGACCGTCGAGTCGTCGTTCAGCGAACCGTCGAAACCGAGGGCGATGTCCTCACCCGACTCCACGACTTCCTCGCGGGCCTGACGCTCCACCACCGACAGCGGGATCCACGCGTCCTTCGACGACAGCGGCCGGTTCAGGTAGTACCGGGCCGCGGTCTCCTCGTCAGGGCAGGACCGGACGTCGTTCATCGTCCGGTAGATCCGCTCCAGGTCCATCCACTCAGCAGCCGCCCCGTACACCTGGGAGAGCTGCTTCAGCGTGTGGTCGTGGTCCGTGATGTCGATCCGGCCCCGTGCCTCACGGTGGTCGATGTGGACCTCCGGGCCCAGCTCGTGCTTCCGCCACATCGTGAGGGTCTCCTCGAACACGGAACCCTCACCCGGCCGGTACGCCGTGGACGTCTGCATCAACCACGGCTCCGCGGCCTTGCGCTTGCCGCGGTTACGGCGGACCGTCCCGTACATGTCCTTCAGCTCTTTGAGTGTGTACAGGTGCGTCTCATCCGCGACGACCCACGTCTCCTTGCCGCCGTCCTTCGACGCCGCACCCGACGTCGACGCCCGGATCTCCCCACCATCCTCGGTGAACAGCGCCGTCGACGTCTTCCAGTTCCGCACGTGAGACGACAACCGGAACACGTCCGGGTGCACGTCCGCGCCGTGCTCCGCGGCGATGAACGTGATGTTCTCGAACGTGTTCCCCGCCTGCCCCTCCTCCGTGGCCAGACACTTCAGGAACGGGGCGCGGATCGGCCGGCCAACCGGCTGCCCGTCAGCGTCCCACCCGTCGAACCGGCAATCCCCGAAGGCCTCGAAGCAGCCGACGAACCCAGCCAGCTCCGACTTCGCACGGCCCTTCGGGCGGGAGAACACCGACTCGTCAAACACCCGCCGGCCCGTCACCGGATCCAGGCGGTAAGCGTTGGCGAGGAACGCCCACTGCTCCCGGTCCGGCTGCACCGCGTCGCCCTGCACATCGCCAGGGCCGTGCACGCAGTAGGCCTCGATCCACAGCCCCGCCGCGTACCCAAGGGTCGGGAAGCCGAAGCCCAGCGGATCGAACACCGGGTCACTGTTCCAGCCCATCACGCGAACCTGTCAGCCAGCGCGACAACCTTCCGCGACGTCTCCGTCGACACCTTCGGGGCGTGAGCGCCACGGGCGCCGCGACGCTGCGGCTTCTTCCCCGTGTCCACGTCCTCCAGCCGCAGCGACACCAACAGCTGCTTCATCACGTTCTGCTGCTGACGCGACTCCGCCAGAGCGCCGGCCACCTGCAACACCATCTCCCCCTCGAACCCCTCCGCACCCCGCGGGAGCTCCAACCGGAGGAACGACTCCTCGTCGCCGCGCAGGATCTCGTCGAGCTTCTCCAGCCGGTCAGCGACCCGGCACGCTTCCTCGAGCACCACCAGCTGCACAGCGTCCAGCTCGTGGTTCTTCGCGATGCCGTTCCACACACGCTTGCCCCGGGGACCGAGGGTCATGGGTGCTTTCTGAGCGGCCATCGAAACCACCTCCCAAAAGCATGCGCGGGGAACTTTTCAGGGTCTGTGAACTGCGAGGGACCTCCCCGGCGGTCAGGAGATTCGCGGGGTCGGAGGGGGCACCCCCCGGGGTCCTTGCGTCGTCAAGCAGTTCGGGTTCGGTTCGACGGTCGTCGGTCACCGTTCGTGTGCGGCTCGTCCGCCTGCGGCGCGGTTGCATCGGCCGGCGTGTTCGGGTCCTTGGTAGGCGGTGCGGTCGTCGGTGTGCCCGAGGTCCCAGGCTTCCCCTGGTCTGATGGGTTCGTTGCATCGTGGGCAGATCGCTCGTCCGTCGTTGACGAGCGGTGCCCAGCGTCGGCGCTCTGCCTGGTGTGCTGTGCCGTACCCGCGTTGGGTTGTGGTGCCTCGGCGTTGTTCGTACTCCCGGTTGTGGTCGGGGCAGTAGCGGCCGTCGGCTACTCGTGGGCATCCGGGTTTGGGGCAGATGCGTGGGGCTCGGGGCATCGGTGTCTCCCGGTGTCAGTCATGCCCGGTGTCGTGGCAGCAGTCGTAGCACCAGGGTCCGTAGAGGGCGGGGCGTCCGCACCCTGGGGTGGTGCACATGCGGTGGGCTGGCATGGTCACCCTCCGTCGTCGGAGTGGTCGGGTAGGCCGAACCCTGCTCCTGTCCATCCGGACTGCGCGGATCCATACCCGGCGTCTTCGACCTGGGCGCCGCCATCGGTGAGGTCGGGGACGATCTCGGGGTCTGGCTCTTCGGGGCGGCGGCCGATGTCGAGGGTGAAGCGGATGCGGAACATCAGCCCTTCCTCGGAAGTGTGTGGCCCCAGTTCCAGGTCTCTACCCTGCGGATGGGCCAGGTCCGGCAACCCAGTGCCGGCGGTGGTGGCGGTAGCGTGCGCCCGGTGCTGGGGTTGGTTCATGGAGTAGATAGGCTCGAACGCATGGGCTTCGAGAAACACCCCCAGCTGCGGGAGCCGTCAGATGGCACGAAGTTGTGGCGGTACATGGACTTAGGCAAGTTCCTGGACATCCTGACCACGGAGTCTCTGGCGTTTCCGGTGGCGACGAAGATGAGCGACCCCTACGAGGGCGAGCTTGGGCTCTACAACAAACAGATGCCGCATCCCTACACTGGATTTCTGCCTGATGAAGGCTTGGCGCGACTTCAGGACAAAGAAGCGTGGCGTCGTAGGAACATGCGTAAATACACGTTCCTGTCCTGTTGGCATGCTTCCCCGCACGAGTCAGCGGCCATGTGGAGCCTGTACGCCAGTGAGGACAAGGGTGTGGCCGTCGTGACGACTTGGGGCCGACTCAAAGCCTCACTAGATACGGATGTCATGGTTTTTGGGGGGGAGGTTCGATACCTGGATTACAGAACACAGGCAGTCCCAGATGGGAACTCACTGCCTTGGTACTTGCATAAACGCATCAGCTTTGCACATGAACAGGAAGTAAGGCTTATTGCGCAAGACATGTTAGGCGAGATCCACGACCTCGCGCCGGACCGGTCCAGTGTTGCACCAGACCAACTCCACCCTCTCTTTCGAAAGGCGCTGCAGGATGGAGTCGCACGGGTGCCCACCGCACCCGACGCGCTGATTGAGGAAGTCCGGGTAGCCCCTAGGGCCCAGTCATGGTTCGCCGATGTAGTGACTAGCGTGTCCGCGAAGTATGGGGGCTTGTGGTCCGTCGAACAATCTGACTTATACGAATTGCCATAGCCCGCCAGCGGTGCCGAGCATGACCCGCACACACAGGACACGATAGACAAGATGCCGGTGCGGCGAGGCGATGTGCTTCCCTGAGAATCGCGTCGCGCAGCTGCTTCGGTGGGATCAACGCTTGCCCCGTCGCTCACGGTCGACGTTGCCGGCCGCGGTCTCCCCTGTCGGGTCGCGGTAGGCCAGGCGGGGCGGCTCGGGCGCGGACGCCCACGGGTTCTGCGGGGTGCGTCGCTCCTGGGTGCGGAAGAGCCGGTCGAGGTCGGGTTTCTCGCCCATGGGTCCTCCCTTAGTACTACAGTCGCGCTTGTGAAGGGGTTGTGGCCCGGCTC